ATCGTGCCGATGCCTGCCGTGTTCAGAATGCCCTTCAAGTTCGGCGCGATCCCGTCCCCGGCCAGCACCTCGCCGTTCAGGCGCCTCGCGACCCCATCGACGAGCACACCGTCGATCAGCGTCCGAAGCTGCGCCACGTCCTGCAACGCCTGCTTCGTCGCCGGGATCCAGTGCGCGATCGTGCGCACCGTCGTGTTCTCGACCACGAGCGTCAGGCCCGACTCGGGCTTCGTGCCGCTCGTGCCTGTCGTCGCCGTCGCCTCTGCGACCTCGGCCGCGTTGTTCGCGACGGCCGACATGCGCACCCACTCGACGACGTTCGTGTTCGTCGAGCCGATCGTGATCAGGTTCACGATCTTCAACGGCGCCTGGAGGAACGGCAGGATGCCCGGCTGGCGATCCGGGATCAGCACGACGCTGCCCGGAGGGCCGCTGCCCATCAGCAGCGTCTTCGCCTGCTGGTGCGTGAGCGCCTCGACGGGATTCGTGCTGACGCGCGACTTCTCCATCTCCAGCAGGCCGGACTCCTGCATCTTCTGCCACTCGTCCGACTCGGTGAAGATCTCGCCCGGTGTCTTCCGGGCCTTGTTGCCGCCGTCGCTGTCGTCGTCGGTCTTCTTGAACGGCGAGTCACCGATCGGCTTCGTGCCGTCTGCGATCAGCGCGGCCTCGTAGTCCTTGAAGATCGCGTCCACCTCGTCCTTGAGGCCGTCGTACTCCTTCTGCTTCAACCGGATCGACTCCAGCACCGGGCCGTCCTTCGCCGGGTCGTATCCGTCGGGCGAGAGCTTGCCTCTCTCCTCCTCGAACTCCGCCCACTTGACAGACGCCGCTGCCCTCTTGGCCTCCAGCGCCTCTCTGATCTGCTTCGCCTTCATTCACGGCTCCTTCTGGCTAGTGGCCTTGGACTGCGGTGAGCGCTTCGAGCCACTCCCGAGGATAGAAGACCTTCTCACCGGACTTCACAAAGGTTGTCTCGCCCTCCATCTCTGCGAGCCAGTCCTTCAACGTCTTGCCGCGCCTCGCCGCCTCCCGCTCGCAACGCACGAGCAACTCCATCTCGGCCGACTTCGGCGCCGAGATCATCTCTGTCGCCGGGTTGCAGCCGCGCAGGCACGGGCCGACTTCGTGCACAGGGAAGAACTCCTTGATGTCGTTGACGAACGTCTCCTTGCCGTCGATCGTCTCCGTCTTCTTCTCCTGTCCGCCGTCGGGGATGTCGTAGCTGAACGAGAACTCGCGCAGCGCCGGAGGGCGTCCGTCGCGCGACTTCATCGCCGCGTACACCATGTCGGCGTACTGGTGCTTGTCGTCGGCGCCGACGAACAGCGCGCCCTGCACGTGCAGGCCCTTGCCTGACTCGGCCCAGTCGAGCGTCTCTCCTACAGGCGGGATGCTCCAGTGATGGCTCCAGACGACAGGCGGCGGCTGTGAGTCCTTGATCGCACGCGAGAACGCGCCCGCCAGAACGCGATCTTTGACTGAATCGATGTTGCCGAAGACCGAGACGATCGCCTCGAACTTGCCCGACCCGGCCTCGCCGGTCGTCTTGACGCTCTCGACTCCGAACGCCTTCTGCTGACTCATGGCGCGAATTCTCCTTCCAGGGTCGGACGTAGCTCCCGTAGAGCGGCCAGAGCCGCCTCGTCATCCTTCGAGAGCAGATCTTGCAGCAGCCTCGCCTGCCGCGTCGTACGAGTCTGGCGTGGTGGCGGCAGCGGCTGCTCGCCGCCTTGCCCCGGCCTGTCTGGCGAGCCGCCGCCGCCGTCCTGTCGAAGTTGTTGCTGCTGCTCGAACCGCTGCTGCGCCTGCTCGTCCTGGCGCTGCTGCTCTGCCTCTTGCAGCTTGCGCATCTCGGGACTGACGCCCTCCAGGTTGATCGGGATGTAGACCGCGTTCGCGGCCGGATCGTCGATCGGCTCCCGGTTCTCCAGCTTGCGTAGCTCGTTCGGCGTCGCCACACCGCTCTGTAGCTGGCGCAGGTAGCTCTGCGAACGCTGCTCGAAGTTCCCGCGCAGCACGGCGTCCATGTCGTACTCGACGAAGTAGCCGTCCCAGGCCGGTTCGATGTCGATCAACTGCGCCATCAGCGTGTCCTCGACCATCTTCAAGATCGGCGCCAGCGTGTCCATGTACAGCATCCAGTGCTGCTGGTCGATGTTCGAGTACGTCGCGTGGTCGAGGATGCCGACCATCGGCGGCGGGATGTCGTAGGCGGCGCAGACCTCTTCGCGCGACAGCTTCCGGTTGTCGATCAGCGACGCCTCCCTGGCCGAGTGGCCGAGCGGCTTCCATTCGAGGCCGTTGTCGAGCAGCGCGACCTTGAACGCGTTCTCTGGGCCTCCGTACGCCTGGTCGATCTCTGTGCGCAGTTCGGCGCGCTGCGTCTTCGACAGGTTGCGCTGCGACTGGATGAACGACGCCGGTCTGGCAGCGTTTCCGAACGACGAGATCGCGTAGCGCTGGCCTGCGTTCTCCAGCGCCAGCGTCGTCCCGAGCGATTCGAGCGGCGACACGCCCCACGGCTGATTCGGGTCCGGGTTGAACCAGGCGAAGTGAAGCACGTCCTGCGGAAGGAAGATCTTCTGTAGCCCCGACCGGCCGCGCCAGCGGTACGCCTCGATCGGCACGTCGTCCCCGACGATCACCTCGATCTGCCGCCATGGCAACGGCCAGACCTCTGCGGGTGTCTGGCCGTTGCCGCCCCGGAACTTAACGAAGGTGGCGTTGCCGTAGATCCCGAGGCAGCCGAGTAGGTACTCCGTGAACTGGAACGTGCGCGCGTACGGATACGGCTTCTTCAACAGCTTCGCGACGACCGACGTCGGCTCCTCCGTGCGTTCTCCGGTCGCGTCGAACTTCGCGTACGTCTTCAACGGCAGACGGGCGCAGGCGCGCGCGAGCTTGTTGACGACGACGTAGACCCAGAGTTGGCTCCGGTAAAGCTGTTCGTACGAGGCCGTCTGCCCGCCGAGTAGCTCCAGCACGTCCGGCTGGCGCCGCCCTGTGAGCGAGTACGAGCCTTGGTTCTGGCCCGACAGCGGCCAGGATTTCTCGCCTATCGAGCCGCCGTTACTCCTCAGCGCGAGCATCGGTCAGTTCCTGTATCCAGTCGATGCTGGCCCAGGTCAGTAGCTGCGCCCCGTCGAGCGGGACGTCCGGCTCGCCTGAACGAAGGAAAATGGCGTGTTCGAGCGCGATCCCGTCAGAATAAAGGCCCGCCAGGACGCCATCTAGTGATCTGCCGCCGTGCGTGTGCACGATCACGTGCTTGCGTACCGCCTGCTGGAACCTGTAGCGAGTCTGGCGCGGCCAGATCGCGATGGCAAGGCAGGCGTAGCCAGCGGCGAAAACCAGCACAACGACGAACAGCACCCACCAGGGGATCATGCGGCGCTCATGCCAACACAGAGACGCCTGGTGCGCCGAGGCCAGAGTTCAGGATCGCCCGGTGCACCGCCATCATCCCGCCGATGCAGGCGTCGTTCGGACGCGTCGCCTTGCGCTTCGCGACCCTGATCCCCCGGCCTGTCTCCTCAGCCACGGCAGCCATGAAGTGCCTGCGCAGAACGGGGTCGCCGTCGTGCCTGAGAATGTTGTCCCTGACGATCGCGTTCCACATCGTCTCGGTCGCCGGGATCATCCGCTGATCCGTCTGCGGCCACTCGACGACCTGGAAGCCGAGATCGCCTAGCTCCTGCGCCATCTGCTCGAACCTGTAAGGGTCGTACGCGATCTCCATGATCTCGTAGTACGGCGCCAACTCCTCGAGGATGAAGTTCTGCACGAGCTTCAACGGCAGCCGCTCCCCGAGGATCTCTGTGTGGCACGGCGGCACGTACTTCGTGCGCTCCTTGACGAGGCCCCAGACGTGTGACCTGATCACGACCAGGCCTTCCTGGTCTTCGCTCGCGGCCGTCTCGTCGTCGAGGACGATCGCCCAGCAGACAGCGGCCGTGTCGTGCTTCAAGCCGAGATCGACGCCGAGATAGATCGGCGCCTGGTCGGGAATCATCACGTTCTCGTCTTCGCAGTCGGCCCACATGCCGTACTCCAGCCACGCCTCTTCGGCGTCTGTCCAGACGTTCAGATGACGGCGGTCGAAGACGAAACGCGGGAACTTCTTCTTCGCCTGCAACAGATCCTCGACTTGCGTCCACGACGCCGGGTTGACCTTCTTCCACTTCGTCGGGTCGTCCACCTCTTCGTCGGCCAGTTCCGGCACGTACGCGAACAGGTCGTCGCGTGCGTCCGGGTTGCCGACGATCACGAGCTTCGCCTGCTGGTAGACCTCGTAACAGACGCTCTCCGGGTCGTTGCCGGGGTTCGTGATCGTGACGACCATCGGGTCGAGCCTGGCGCCCGTGTGAATGTGACTGGTCATCGCGTCGTAGATCTTCCGGTCCTTGTGCGCGTGTAGCTCGTCGATGATCACGGCGTGCGGGTTGTAGCCCTCGTTGTAGTCGGCGTCGCCGCCGAGCACCCGGTAGATGCTGTTCGTCGCAGGCACCCAGATCGCGTCCTTGTAGACCTTGACGTGATGCAGGATGCGCGGCGAGGCCTCGGCCATCTCCCGCGCCTGCTGGAAGACGATCTTCGCCTGATCGGCCGCTGACGCGACTGAGTAGACCTCGGCGCCCTCCTCGCCGTCAGCCAGCAGGAAGTAGAGCGCGAGCGACGACGTGAGCGTGCTCTTGCCCTGCTTCTTCGGCGTCTGGATGTACGCCTCCCGGTACTGCCTGCGGCCTGCGCCAGGCCCGCGCGTGGCGCCGAACGACGGCTCGTTCAGCCACTCCCTGATCTCCTCGTACGGCTCCAGCGCCGTGATCGCCCGGAACTGCGTCGCCTTGTTCCGCAGCATCTCCGAGGTGACGGCAAGCTGCCACGGCTCCATGTACAGCGGCTGTTTCGCCCAGCGGCCCTTCGTCTGCTGGATGAAGACGGCGCAGAACGACGCGAAACGCGCCCCCTCGGCCGTCATCAGCACGCGCGTCGGGCCGAGCACAGGCTTCGCGCCCATCCCGAGCAGCGGGTCGAGCCTGGCCCGTGTTCTAGGGGGCATTAACGATGCAGGTGAGAAACTCCACGTGCCCTCCCGGCGTGTTGACGACGATCTTGCCGAACGTCGATCCTGCCGGGCATGAGTCTGCACCGCCTGCTCCTGCTGGCCCTGTAGGTCCTCGTTGCCCTGCTGGCCCTGGTGGGCCTGCTGGCCCCTGCGGCCCTGTAGCTCCTACCGGGCCACGTGCCCCGGCCGGGCCTGTGTCGCCCTTCGACCCCTGCGGCCCTTGCGCGCCTGTCGGTCCCGTCGGCCCGCCTGTGGCGTTGATCGTGACCGTCGTCTGCGGCGGCGTGGCCGAGCTTGCGCTGACGGCGACCGTCGTCAGCACGCCCGCCGCGCCTGCGAGGGCCAGGCTAGTCGCCATCAGGAGGGCTGGCTTCGACGGCAGCTTCAACGGCTTTCCTATTCGCGACCCGCAGAGCCGCCAGGCCGGTCAGGACGGCGCCGACACCAGACAGAATCGCGCCCAGGCCGATCAGAACGGCGCCCCAACTGATCGAAGCGACGATCACGACCCACGTGTTTTGCTGCTCCTCGCCGCTGGTTTCTTCACAGGAGGCGCTGGTACTGGTGCTGGCGTCTGCTGGCTGCGCACGTAGACGACGATCGAGGTCACGGCCGTCGGGATGAAGCCGATCACGACGGCCAGAGCCGTCAGGATCGCCGGGTCGTCCACGCCGAGGATCGAGACGATCAGCAGCGCAATCGCTGCGGCAGCGGCCGTGAACTCGGCCGGACGCGTTCTAGGTCTAGGCACGCCTTCCTAGCTTCGAGATCTTCTTCGGACTACCCGGAATCAGCGTCGAGCACGCCTTGCAGTACACCCCCGGCCGGTGATACTGGGCGCGCAGACAGAGAGCCGTCGCTCTCTTCGGCTTCACTGATGCCCGCCCTTCTTGTAGTAGCCCTGCGTCTTCGCGTGCATCGACTTGCCCTTCGCTCCTGCCTTGTTCGCCTTCGCGTAGAAGACGCTCTTGCCCTTCTTCGACCCGTAGGTCTTGCCCATCGCTCTGAATGCCTTGGCTGCGCCGCCTCTGCGCGGCATGACTCCTCCTTATTCGCTGCTTCCGTAACGCCGTGTGCTTGGTCCTAGTGTCCAGTCCATCTCCTGCTGAATCGATTTCTTCTGCACGTCCATCAGCCCCAGCCGAGTCCTGGCGACCGTCGTCATCCCGAACTCCTGCGCGTAACCGAGGAACAGCCTCGACGCGTTCTGATAGGCCGCGAACGCCGGATGGACGATCTGCTGGCCCATCGAGCCGAGCGTGAAGTAGCCCTGCTCGTCGAGCACCTTCCTGAGCCGTTCCGCCTGCGCGTAGGCGATGCACATCGACTTCACCGACGGCAGATCGATCACCTGGACGGCGTTCACCTCAGTCAACCACGGCATCACCTCGTTCCAAAGCTCCTGCGCCTCCTTCGGGATGTCGTCGGGTGGCGCGACCGGGTGGTTCTTGTCGATCTTCGGCGCCAGCGTGATCACAGGCGGAATCGGCCGGTGATTGACCTTCGAGATCGTGCCGACATGGCCCTCCAGGGCACGCTGCTCGGCCAGCTTCGGCGGTGGTCCTGGCCGCTTGCCGCCCTTAGCCATACATGCTCACTCTTGGCATCGCGCGTATGAGCATGTATGGATCTAGCCCCATCCGTTGAAGTACGCCAGAACGATGAAGACGGTGATCACGACCATGCAGATCTCGATAATCACGCCCGGTTTGTAGGTGTTCATCGCCTGTCCCTCGTGATCGCGTTCGCCATCTCCGTGCGCTCCTTGTGCTCGGTCATGATCGCCAGCTTGCGCGCCTCCACCGACGCCCGCATCTGCACGGTACGAAGCTCCAGCAGCGCCTTGTCGCGCAACTCGGCGTCCGAGAAGAAGTCGGACGGCGAGAACGCCTTCCCGCGCTGAGTAGGTCTGAACGGCGGGGCAGGCTGAGTCATCACCTTCACACTACATCAGGGTGCTGCTAGCGTCGCCCTCATGACCCTCACGAACACGACCTCCAGCATCATCTATCTGCCCGGCGTGACGATCCCGGCACACGGCACGGCCACGCTCGCAGACCAGCGCTACCTCACCGACGAAGGCCTGCGGCGCGAGGTCAACTCGCTCGCCGCAGCAGGCGCCATCACCGTCAGCAGCGCCCCCGCAGGCTTCCCCGTCGCAGTCGGAGAAGACGCCGACGCCTACCTCGAAGGCGGCACGGGAGGACTCACGACGACGACCGTCGTGCTCACGAACGCGCAGATCCTGACGCTGTTCTCGAACCCGGCCGTGCTCGTCCAGCCGACCGAGACGCCCAACTACTCAGGCCTGCCGACGCGAATCCCTGTTCCCGTCGCCTGCACAGCCGTCGGCGTCAGCGCCGGAACGACAGCCTACGGCCACTCGACGGCGCGCGACCTCGAACTCTTCCTCTCAACGGGCGAAGACGTTCTAGTCGGCAAAAGCATGCGCTGCGCGTCCGTTGACATCAATGACATCGCGGATAACGTCACGACCCTTCACTACTTCGAACCGCACTTCAAGCTGCCCACAGACGGTCGCACGACGATCGCAGCCACCTTCGAACTCTACGAACCCGAGGGACAACTCGACGGCAACTTGCAAGACAACGGACTCGTCCTCAGCCTTCG